ATGAAGTGGATTGTGATTGACACAGTTATCCAGCCATCATGTGGAATATCTTTTTCAGCCATATGGAGTAAAATAAAATTAATAATCTGGTATCAATCGGATGTTTTCTTACCTCCTGAAAGTATATTTACGCTGACTCACACAGGTATCGTACTCAATAACAAAGTGCTACCTGTAACCATTTACAACGTTGTACCATTCAATAAAAGATTCTGGGATTTAATCAAAAACAGCCAGGAATGCCCTGCAAATTCAGATAACGTATTTAATGAATGCTTTAATAACCGTTGCATTCTGCAAATATGCCCCTACGGACTAAAACGACACAGGCCATAATAAGTTTACGCATGTCTGATAGAATCTGTAGAACCTGTTTATATAAAAAGCCCCTCAGGAGAGGGGCATGCTTGCATGGTGCCGGGTGCCTCCCGATGAATTCAGTATCAGTACCCGAATCAGCATAATAAAGGAGCAGAACAGAAACATACATCACTCATATGCCCACCACCCGGGGGGATCCACCATGCAAATTTTTTCTAACAAAAGCTCCGTCAACCAGCAATGCCCAATCAACTTAATTGTGATGGATTTAACATTTCACGTCTGTGTATTTTTTACACTCTTCAGCAAAGGCAACACCATTATCACCATCCCCGCCACCAGCACACCATCTGCCAGTACCGACATCAGCCGTCCGGTGAAATCCACTGCCACTACCAGAAACAGCAGGATGGCAGCCAGCACAAGGCGCGCACTTTTCACAGGTACTGCTCCAGTGGTAGCTGCAGCGCCTGAGCAATTTTCTTGAGCTGTGCTTCTTCATCCGGACCAATACCATCCTGGTCAGCGATATCCAGACACAGGCACAGCACATTAACTGCGTCATCAGTACCTGCAATATCAGCCAGCTGGCGGAGGGCTTCGGCATTGGCAGAACGCGGCGATGCTTCATAACGGGCGCGGATATTTGCACTCATTTGTGCAATCTCACCCGAGAACGGCGCAAAGGCAGGAAGTGCTGCAATGGTTTTCTCCAGTACCGCGATTTCTTTCGCGTCACAGGTGCCGTCAGCATATGCAATGGAATACGCACCCCAGACGGTCGCCTCCACTGCATCGCGATTCTCCATCTTCTTCACTTCGGTAATGGCCTTGCGTGTTTTCTTTTTGAAAATACCAAACATCGTGACTTTTCCTTTTAGTGGGTGAGCCTGCGCCCTGGGGTGACCAGCCCACAGAGAAAGTCACACTGACCATCCCGTAAGCTCACCCCTGAAAGGCTCTGTGGTTTTTGATATGCGCCGGGCGTGGCGCGGATATGAAAAAGGCCCGCCGCAGCGAGCCTGTTTTCAATGAGTGCAAAATTCAATTATTCTTGAGTAACACTTAAACTCATCTCATTGAATGCAGCCATCCTGTAACCTGCCGGTGTAACACCAAAATAACTCCTGAATACGCTGATAAAATAAGATGTAAAATTATAGCCGCACTGGGCAGCGATTCTGTTGATGGCGCAACGAGATTGATTCAACAGCATTGCTGCCATTCTCATTCTCTCTGTAAGCAACAACTCACTGAAACAGGTGCCTTCTTCTTTCAGTCTTTTTTTTAACAAACTTTCACTGATACATAACCGCGAAGACACATCTCTCAGAGTCCAGTTTGCTGCAATGTCCGTGCGAAACAATGCACTAAGCCTGTCACTAATATTGCTAATACACGCGGTCAGAAACGACGAAAACATTTTCTCTGATGAGAAAAACGCCAGACACGAAAAGGAAAGCATTTCCGCTAAATTGTCCGTATGAATCTTTTCCTCACAAAGATAATCAATCAGGATGCCCATCAATTCTGCCTTGGGAAAACTCACGCAAAGATATCGTGGTATTTGCCGGACTAAAACTACATCCTGTTTTTCGTCTCCACACAACAGGTAACGGCTAATTGTCGATTCACTGAGACTTATTCGCCGAAAACATTCCGAAAAGGGCAATAACGATCCAGCTCCCCCCCTGACAAGAAGTGCACTACCACTTTCAAGAGAGAGCTCTTTTCCTTCAAAGAGCACAACAAACGGGGAATGAACAAAAACAACAGAACAGGCTTCATTCATATCAATTGCCCTGACATTACTGGTCACAAGATAAGTATATATCGATTTACAAAAATACAAGCCGAAAGACCAGTATTCGCAACCACCAGCACGTTTTATGTTCTCTGCCGTTTTTCGGACATAAAAAACCCGCTCAATGGCGGGTTGTATCAAAGTTCATGCGCTTGATTCGCCTCGCGATACAGCTATGCGGAGCGTACCGGAATTGAAGCAGTTTGTGGCTCATTTTGCAATGATTTTTTAAGTATAATCGAACGCTTCTCTCATAGGTGAGTACAAAATGAACTCAGCAACACGCAACCACTGATCAACACGACGTCGGCATGTAATCAACGCCCACTCTGGGTACTGTTCGTTTAATAACTCGGCCATCCTTCTCTTACTCATCCCTCGCCCCACATAACGCTGACTCAGGACATTTAGTAGTCCTGGATGATCCGCCAGAACTTCACCTATAACACTATCAATTTTTAGTGCCTCTGCATCAGTGCAGTGAGTTAACCAGCTTTTTTGCTTTCCTTCGATCATCTCACGCAAGAATGCTTCCAGTTCAGGTTTATCAATCCCTGATTCCCTGATTTTGCGCATGGCTTCATTGATCGCGGTTTTTGTCAGTTTTTTGGATGCCAGCAACTGATTGAACATATTTCCTGTTTTGCCACCACCTATATACGACCAACGCCCCCACATACGCAGTTTCCCCTGGAGCCAGACACTTTCCAGAGTTTTCAGGCGTAAATGCTCACCGCTTTTGCCTGTAATTTCCGGGTATATCATATTTACGCTCACTCACTTTCAATTTTGTAAATCTTCACGCCCAGCCGCCCACCAGGAACGAGCTGACCGCGCACAATATTGATTTCATCAAACTGCTCGTCGTCGATAAGCAATCCCGCATGTGTCAGTGCATCCAGTGGTGCTTTCAGGATATTGTCCAGGTCACGACGGCGCTTATCCGGTGGCTCTGCAATAATCTTTATCGCCAGCCTTCCGGACAGGTTTAATTTCAACCGCTGCTGGCGAACAATTAGCGCCACATCACGGCGATAACGCTCACCGACTTTTGATACAAAATATGTGTTGCCACGACGTCGCCAGTAAGTATTTACCGTCGGCGGATAAGGTAAAATAAACTCATGGCGCATCAGCGCAGCACCTCCTGCACCAGTTTTTCAAACTTTCCAACTTTGGTTTCCAGCTCTGCCACACAATCCACCAGCTCATCCACTGCTTTTTGTGCGCGGTGTTTCGCCTGCATCAGTTCCCTGAGCGCTGGCACCATATCCTTACGAATGGCATCTTTTGTTACACCTGTTTTTTTCCAGTTGTTCCGCCTGTCGCAACATTTCCTGTGCCTGTTTACGTAGTTGTTCAGGGGTAAAAGTCATTGTCTGGTTGTTCAAAAGAAACGCTCCATCTTACTGCTGTCAGTTCGTTTGTTACTGTATCTGCGCGGTCTGGACGGCTGCATTGATGTGGAAAGAACCTGCGCGCTTTCCTGGTCTACAGGCAGAAAATGTCCGTTATAAAAACGTCGGTAAATCGTCCCCAGAGAACCGTTACGTTGTTTCGTGATATTGATTTCTGCAATGCCTCTGGCCTGCGTATCCGGGTTGTACACTTCATCCCTGTAAAGCATCAGAATGATGTCTGCATCCGCCTCTATTTCTCCGGAGTTTTTCAGGTCTGAGTTCATAGGGCGTTTATTGGGCCTGGACTCCACACCACGGGAAAGCTGGCTCAGCGCAACCACCGGTAATCCGCCGGATTTTGCCAGGCCTTTAAGCCCCTTTGAGATTTCACCCACGGCAAGGTCATGACGCCCCGTGGTTCGGGTTTTTATCAGCCCGAGATAATCAACCACCACCAGTGCCGTTTCCGGATGTTTAATCAAATGGTGTTTCGTTGTTACGCATATCTCGTCAATGGTCAGGTTCGCCTGGTCCACCATCCAGATATTGCGTCCGGTCATCAGCTCCACACCCTTAATGAAACGCGCCCAGTCTTCGTCACCAAAGTGAGAGACAGATTTCAGGCGCGATACAGGCATTCCTCCGGCAGCAGACACCATGCGTTCACCGATCTGAATGTTCGCCATTTCCATTGTGAACAGAAGAACACCGCGCCCCTGTTCAGTCACTTTGTCGATGATATCCAGCGCCAGTTCGGTTTTGCCCATTGACGGACGAGCCGCAATAAATACCAGGTCGCCGGGCTCCATGCCGCCTGTTTTTGCGTCCAGTTCATCAATACCGGTCATCAACGTCCTGGATTTCTCCAGCCCCTGATTCCGGCATTCAACACGGTCAACCACTTCCGGAAGCACATCATCAATATGTACCGGCTGAATTGCGCCTTTTTCCATCGACAATGAGGCCATCATGTTTTGAGCATCCTTCAGAGCATCCTCGGCTGCTTCACAGGTATGCGCATCACGTAAATTCTGTAATGCTTCGGTCAGTGTTTTTTCTGCATCGCGCAGTGCGGCATTGCGTCGCAGCGCTGCAACATAGTGTTCCAGAGATGACTTCACCCAGGTTTTACGCCCGGTATCAGTAATCACCGGAGCAAGTTCCGGCATTTCATTACACAGCAGCACAGGATCAATCACACCTGAAACACGAGCCTGTCGGCAGATGCCTGTGTAGATATCCCTATACGCTCGTACAGAAAAAACGTCCGCTGGCAGTGTGGCCAGAATATCCATCACTTCATGATCTGCCCCACGCAGAAAAAACGCGCCAATGACAGCGCCTTCCAGATCATCGTTACGCCATACTGGAGTGGTCATGCAGCCACACCTCCAATATGCGCACGATAGCTGGGCCAGTTAAACGACAACCAGTTGCGTCCCCCGTCTGTGATCCTGTCGGCAATGCGGGGGCTGATGAACGCCCACAACTCTTCCGGTGAAAGGTTGCTGATCAGGATGGTGGGCAGGATGCTTTCGTACCGGGCATTGATAATTTCCTGCAAAATAGCCATTTCAGCCGCGCTGCCAAACTGAACACCAACTTCGTCGATGATCAGCAAATCCATTGACGCATAATGCTCAATAACTTCATCCGCTGTTTTTTCGCTGTCATTCCGCCAGCAGTTTTTCACAGCACGGGTAAGGCGCATCACGTCGGTGATCTCCACGCTGGCCAGATGATTACGGATGATGTGTTTTGCCATTGATACCGCCAGATGATTTTTCCCGGTACCGCAACTGCCAGTCATAACAAGACTGGTGCCGTTCTCCAGCATATCTGGCCAGTTCTCCGCATAGCGGCGACAGGCTGCAAGATTTCTGGCTGCGTCAGGATTAACCTCCAGATAGTTATCAAACTCACAGTCCCGAAAACGCAGGGCAATTCCGGCGTTATCAGTCAGCTCTTCCGCCTTGAGGGACGACAGCTCCATGGTCAAATCGTTGGCCTCAGCGATCAAGCAGTCAGGGCAGCATGAAATTTTTTCTCTGTCCTCGCCATTGCGATCGCTCCACACCAGTATATGCGTATGGTATTTACCGTGTTTTTCGCAATACCCGCGACCTTCACGCATCAGGCAGGAACGATAAGGCCATGGCTTTTCGCCCTTCTGAGCAAATGCAATCTCTGCCCGTAACTCATCCATTCGCGCCTGTAGTCTTGTTTGTTGTTCACGCAGGTTAAACGTCATCATCGCTGTCACCTCAGAATGTCAATTTGTCACTGGATTTACCGAATTTGTCAGACATGGCACCAAGGCCAGACAGGACATCGACCTGTCGCTGTCGCCCACCTCCGGGAGCGGCTGGCTGTTGCCAGAAATCTTCGAAATGACGATCGGGGCCAAAGAACGTTGCGGCCTGCTTCACGAACTGTGTGCCGGTATTTCCTGTTGCACGTACCCAGGCGGCATACCGCTTCACGCCATCAAGCATGACTTCAGGTTTTATTCCCTCCCTGAGACGGGCTTTCCAGGCTTTGAAGGCTGCTGACTTGGAATTACCACCAGCACGTTTGGGATATTCCTGCCAGGCCTGTTCAAATTCCGGTGAATATTCCTGTCGGGCAGAACGTGCTGGTGCAGACGCGTCAGCGGATGCGCCAATAGTGTTTTTACTCTCTGTAGTATTCTCTGAAGTAATCTCTGTTGTATTCTCTGTAAGATCGAAATTGGTTTTCCCTTCTCCGCGGTGAGGGGTTTCCCGTGTCCGCGGTGAAGGCTTTCCCTCCTCCGCGAAATTGGGTTTTACAGTTTCCCGAAAACGGGTTTCCCCATTTCGGGAAAACTGATTGTTTTCATTGATAATTTCATTAAGGCGCTCACAATCTATACGGTAGAACATTTTGTGCTCAAGACGCTTGTTGGTTTCAACCAAAATGCCTCTGGACACAAGATGCTTACGCGCTACAGCCTGTTGTTCAAATGTAAGTCCGGTTTCGTGTTGTATCTCTTCACGCGTTTTATGTACGCCTTCCGCTGCATGTGCTTTATCCTGCCAGTAAAAAATCTGACCAAAGAAAATAACAGCGTGCGGACTTCCCATGTATTTAACGAGCCCAGGGTAATAAGCAACCGGATGTCCAAAATCGAGCAGAAGATCAGACGGACGCATAGCCACCTCCCAGGCGTTTAAACATTTTTCCGGACTGAAACGCCACCAGCGGATAACTCAGGGTATGAGTACGCCCCTGAACCTGGCAGACAACCTTCTGGCTTTCTGTATTGACCAGGCAAACCCGCAGAACGTGACCGTTGCTGGTGGCAAACCACTGCCCCACACGGGGGCAACGGTTGTATCGGTGATACAGGAAATTAACGCTGCGGCGAATCATGGATGTACCTCCTGCACATCAGCCATGAGCATTTTGCTGGCTGTTTCCAGCGCCTGGTCGGCGCTAATTTGCATGGCAGCCAGTGAATAAGGAACGAAAGCACCGGCATATTCTGTTTCACTGGTGGCGTGTTTATGCGCCATATCTGCGATAACAGAGATGTCAATCAGTGCATCCATCAGGGTTTTAATTACCGTAACAGAGGTGTCTGAATAATGGTTATTACACATGGCGCGCCTCCCATTGATTACGGCGAAAAGCGGAATGTACCTGGACGGTTTCAGCTTCATGGAATGCATCAATACAGCTCTCGTAGTACCGCATTGTGCGCAGACTTAACCCAAGCTGAAGCATCATCAGACCATCAAGGGTGATGTAATAACCACGCAGAGAGTCACCATAGATGTGATAAGTACCCGGTATGAAATTACGGGTAAAAAACTCGCGCGAGCAGTTCAGATACTCGATTTTGTCGACGATGTTCTGGTGCATGCGCTTGAAATGGCAGGCTACATGCAGGGAGAAAATAACAGCTTTGCCGTTGACGACTTCGATTTTCAGGTATGGGGAAGTTGGGACTGTAGCCATGATGGCAGCCTCCGTATGCAATGGATAACTTCCACCACCGGAGGTTCCAATCTCACTGGTGGTGAACTGAACAGGGTTGGAACTACCGGCGCATACGGAAACCGGCGAGCCTTTCGGCTCCCCTGCCCAGCCCACCATAATTCTGGCGTGCGTGAGCGCGGACGATAAAAAAGACGCTGGCGCGTCGTATATCGCCGTATGCAATTCCGGGGTTCCAATCCCGGCACCCGCTTTATAAGGTGCCGGAACAGTGTAACGTCCCGAAATTGCAGAATCAATATTTTGGAGAACAATCATGCAGCACCCGCCAGTTCTTTATCGTGGGTGAATTCGCCATTCCAGTTTCTCTTCATGGGTAATGCACCTCTAAGATACTGGCGATAAATCCAGACCGCCCCTTTCTGGAGAAGAACTGGTGTGTACGAATAAAACCCTTCTTCATAACCTGAATCGATATAGTGGTGACGTTCGGTCAGATACAGATCTCGGGCATATGCCTTTACACGCCATGCGGGGCTTCGCGATTCAGGACGCTCGTCATAAAGCCAGTTGTGAGCCTCCAGAAATGCTGTGATGCGCTGAACATTTACTCCATTAAGTTGCTTGCAGAACTGAACAGGTGTCATGCCAGGCTGGAATAAATTTTCCAGATGTTCGATGTATTGGGCCTGACGATGAACGTAACTAATTGCTCTGTTTTTAGCCTCATATTCGTCCGCCCAGGCACGGGCAGCAGCAGCCGGATCGCTAAAATCTGGTAGGGATGTCATTGTGGTAAGACAGTAATTCCCCGTTTTACGAATTGACGGAATTACCTCCGATGTAATCCACCGTTTAAAACGTCTTGCCTGTTTTTTTCGACTTTTGATAATCAGCGCATAGAGCCCGGATTCATTGACCAGCAAAGGCTTACGTCCCGAACCTAAGTAATCCTTATATTCGGTTTTATCTTCATCATCGATGGACTGAAGGGAGATAGCAGTATTTGTCAGCCCCAGCGCGTTACATATATCCACGGCAAAAAACCATGGTGTTGAATCAATGACCACACTACGAACTGATGACAACAATTCACCAGTGCTTGATTTAAAATCGAAAACTTTGATATTGTTTTTCACGTAATATCTCCGACGATAAACCCGACTGGCCGGTTTTTTCTGCCGGCCTTTCTTATTTCTGCCAACCAATAACCTGAAATAACCCCATTTTCGGGTGATACCAGCGAGTCCATCGCGGTTCTGCTTCCTCCATAACCCGATAAAAAGCAGCCATAAACGGTTCCACAGCAACAATTGCGCGACGTGACAACAATCCGTCCGGCGTCATGAACTCGTGGGTGTCTGTAGGAATTTGATAAGCGTTCACCAGATTGCGGCATTTCGCATCTGACATACCTGTTTTCGCCACCAGCTGACGGTATCCTGCATAACCATCGCGTATGGTGCCTCTTTTGATTTGTTCGACAGTTTCGGCAACGTGGCTGACTTTTTCTTCCACCTGAGTGATCCGTTTCTGCTGGCGAACGGCTTCAAGAGCCATCGCAGCAACCATTTCGATTTCGCTCATTGGCTTACGGATCTGTTCTTCCAGTTCACGCCAGCGATCTACCAGGCGAGCAGTGAATTCAGGACAGAGCTGTGCGACGACAATGATGCTGTCGCGCTTACCTTGCTCTCCTTCAAACAGGTAATGCTCATATTGAACTTTAAAACCTAAGTTATTGATTTTCTCGGAAACAGCCATTGGCGGTTTCCGGATGATGTTTTTAGCAACCAGGCGTTCGATACTACGTTTAACATCTGAGTGCTGACTACCCACCAGCTCTGCGATCTCAACGCTGGTCATGGATGCTTTATCGTTAAAAATTGCGGTGTTCACTGTTTATCTCCTTCGCACACTCCATCTTCTGTGTGCGCTAAGCTTGGGTGTGGGAAAAGTTTTGGCTTATCTGGCCTTAGCTCATGAGCGGGAATCCCTGTTACGGCAGAAACGTCTGGAACATGCTCCACCCCTACAAGTCCAATCTTTCTCCATCGGGAAACAGATGGCTGTTTGACCCCAACGGCGCGAGCTAATGCATTTACGCCCCCTGCAATATCTATTGCTTTCTCAATCGCTGATTTCATAAAACACACCTAACAATTGCTTTTTCTATCAAAAAATAATAGCAACACCTATTCCACCATGCAATAGACACACTTATAGAACGCATCTACAATGTAATAGCGGAGGCTATATTTATGTCGAAATCACAAATGAGCATGTTGAGAACCCTTGCAGATAGGCTCAACTTTGCAATGTACGAAATGGGAATGAGCCAAGCTCAGTTGGCTAAGGCAGCAAACATGGCTCAACCGACCATTTGGCGAATAGCATCGGGGAATGCAAGAGGAACAACGAAAATTGTCGATCTCGCTAATGCTCTCGGTGTTACACCGGAATGGTTAAGTTCTGGTGTAGGTTCTATGAGGGCAGAGAACAAGAAACCATCTATTCCACCAAAATCCGAATGGGGGAAGATAGAGTCGTGGGATGAGCACACGCCTCTAAGTGATGATGAGGTTGAAGTCCCTTTTCTTAAAGATATTGAGTTTGCGTGTGGTACTGGGAAAGTGATTAGCGAAGATCATAATGGATTAAAACTTAGGTTTTCAAAAGCTACCCTTCGTCGGATCGGCGCAAACTCTGACGGAAGTGGAGTGCTATGTTTTCCGGCGACTGGTAACAGTATGGAGCCTATAATCCCTGATGGAACGACCGTAGCTATTGACACCAACAACAAAAGAATTGTCGATGGTAAGTTGTATGCTATTGGACAAGATGATGGTTGTGGCGGACAACTAAAGCGCATTAAACAACTACACAGAAGACCAGGTGGAAAATTGATTATCCGCAGTTACAACAGTGACGAATACCCAGATGAAGAAACCAGTATTGATAAGGTTGATATTATCGGGCGTTTATTCTGGTACTCAGTTTTGCTTTGAATCAAAAAGGAAATATTTTTTATTAAATATCAATAAGGTAACAAAAATCACCCCAAAAAAATAGAACTTGCTATTGCCATAATTTATAGCAGGTTCTATTATGCTCTCATTCCAAATAGATGGAGTTAATGAGATGAGGGCAAAACCGACTCTGACTTTTAATGGCTTTTCCATGCACCCACTGGATGCGCTAAAAAATACCGCCGTTCTTTTTGAAGCTGGATAATTATTAGCTACATCAAATAACCATGAATACTGTGAAATTGGCGATACCATAGTTGCTTTGGCCACTGATTACGCCTTCGAAGTAAAAAACGCAATTTTTTATTCAAGACAAGATATTGCTCCTGAAAAACAGCCTGAATACATGGTTAACCTTAGCACCCAACGTGAAGCCTGCGGTTTGACGACCACCGAACTGGCCAGACTGCTCGATCTTGACGAAGAGATTATCCTGCAATGGGAGAGTGGAGAATACGAACCAACCATCAGCATGCTAATCCCCCTGGCAAATGTCCTGGGATGCGATCCTCTTTCTCTGCTGAGTGAAAAAAATAGCGCTGCTGCTGTTACCGTAAATCAGCCAGACATCCAGGAGGAAAGCATTGGCACACGTATAGAAGCCGCACGTAAAAAAGTTGGACTGACAGAAGCAGACCTGGCACGCATGATTCACACCTACAACGACCCCATAAACGACTGGGAGTGCGGTATCTGCGAAGTCCCCGCAAGCCAGATCATTCCACTGGCTAATGCGCTTGGTTGCGATCCGATGTGGCTGTTAACTGGTGGGCCTATTGCCCGGGCTTCATCAGATACCATGGGGCAATAACATCGCCGCGCTTTTCTACAAGCTGAGAGCGAATTTCACGAAGTTCTTCAACTGAGGAGCCGAAAGCCAGAGTGACATAATCGCCACTTCTGCCATCAAGATACATACGGACATTTCTCTCAACCATTGCGGAAACAGTCTCAATATGAAAACACTTCTGAGACTCACTATATAACAGAACATACATGTCAGCTGAGGAAGCCATGAAAAAGTTCGAAAACATAACTGTTCTCCATGTTGATAACTTTGATTATGCAAACCAGGAATTTCTCCCGGAGGTTGTAAAGGCAATAGATGTAGCCGATATAGTGATTAGAGGAAAGAGAATTGTCAAAAACAGGCTCGCATGCACTTCAGGAGCAATGACAGAAACAACCTCACAACAAGATGATTATGAAGGCATTTGTCTGGAGCCTGATTCATTTGCGGTAAATGTTTATCATTTATTGCATGCAACACAGGTATTACATATGTCCAGTAATCATGAAACAAAAGTACTTGGCAGCGAAATTCTGAATTTTGCATGTGAATATGCAAAAGCTGCTGCCGAAAAAGAATTAGCGCAATAACAATAAATATTCCCTGAATGTTTATTACGGTTTTATCGCCGGGGATTGTTACAACCTTTATTCATAGAGGGAACTCAGTTATGACTTTCCTGAAAAATAAGGCATCGTATAAAACTGCCTGCCTCATTGCACAACATGGAGATTCTTATCTTCATATAGCCAACCTGTATTTGCGCAAAGCATATGGGAGATAAATAAATGAAAGAAAAACAACAGAACATAACACATAAAAAAGTAAGAGTGTTGCTAACCATTGAAAATGGTGAAGTAATTTACTCAAAACATCTGTTGGATAATGAATTCGTTGGCTGCATGGATACATTTCTGTGGATGGCAAAAAGAGCTGGCTACACGATTATTCCACCAGCAAAGGAGCAAACATTATGAATCATTCAGAGTTCCGACCAGAAGTTACGCCACATGGCATAAAAATTGGCAATACAACCATTGATTATGTTGAGGCCGTACAGCGGCTTAATGATGGTGAATACGATAATCCATACTGGCACGGGTTAAGAATCATGCAATGTATTGCAGAAGCTGATGATGCCGGACTGCTGGGCAAATTTTCAGTCGATATGAAGGTTGCCCAGTGGCGCTGGCTATATGTAGCGAAATTTATCAGTGAAGTGGAAGACAAGAACGGCACCATTGATATCCCTAACGATAACAGAACTACAGATCGCGCAGTTATTTATAAGGGGAAGCATGGTTGCATGAGTATATACCCAGGACCACTTCGCATTGCCCTGCAAAACCATGTCGAATGGGGATTTATTGAAAAATATGGTGAAGCTGAAGGCATGGGGCGAGTTCTGTTTCTCTATCAAAAAATGCTCATCGCAGATCCTGATAATGGTTTCATTCTCTCTGCTATGGGGCGCGAAGAGCTTGAACTCCTTCTGGATGAAATGATTAACGACCTGAATACTCATGGTATGCCAGAAGCGCCAGTGACACATTAAATATTAAGAAGAAAATAATTCTTCCGTTTTTTACTAACCGTTTATATGAAATGCAACCGTGAATTAAACAGAGTAAAACTGATTTTAATCCTTGCCACAGTGCTGACACTAACAGAAATCATTATTCTCTTTATTGCGCTGTCAGTCGGTTAAAAATATCGGGATACCACAGACCAATGAGACTGTATTTCACAATAGTAATTTTACTGGCAATTATCGCATGCATTTACGGATTACTTGTTCCGTTCCTTATATCCATGAAGGATACTATAGCAGTTATTTCTGGCTTTGCACTGGCGTTTCTGACCCCGCCCTGCATTTATGCCATTTACAAGGGGCTTTCTTTCACTAAGGATAAAAGATGAAAAAAGTTATTTTTGCTTTAGCCATTGTTCTTCCGACCATTGGCCTTGTCGGTTGCGATCGCGTTGAACCAGGTAATGTTGGCATCAAGGTAAATAAACTGGGCGACGACAAAGGCGTCGGTGAAGTGGTTGGCGTTGGCCGCTACTGGACCGGCTGGAATACTGAAGTTTACATCTTCCCGACCTTCAAACAAATGAAGACCTACGATGAACCGTTCAGTTTCCAGATGAGTGACGGTACAACCATCGGCTATCACATCGGCGTGGCCTACAAAGTTGACCCATCCAAAGTTACCACGGTGTTTCAGACCTACCGCAAAGGCGTGGATGACATTACCGACACTGACCTGCGCCAGAAAATTGCCGACGCACTCAATCGGCTGGCCAGCAAAATGACCACTGACAAATTTATCGACGGCGGCAAGTCTGAACTACTGGATGCCGCACTTAAAGACATTCAGGAAGAGATGACACCCATCGGCATTCAGGTAATGAGCCTCTCTTATGTAGGTAAACCGGAGTACCCTCCAACCGTTATCGACAGCATTAACGCCAAAGTCACGGCAAACCAGAAAACCCTGCAGCGCGAGCAGGAAGTCAAGCAACGTGAAGCGGAGGCCAACATGCTACGTGCGGAAGCTGCCGGACAGGCTGATGCCATTCGAACAAAAGCCCAGGCAGAAGCCGATGCCATTCGTTTACGCGGCGAAGCTCTACGCCAGAACCCAGGCGTCATGGAGCTGGAAGCCATCAACAAGTGGAACGGTACACTGCCGCAATACATGACCAGTGGTGCCAATACACCATTTATCCAGATTAAATAACTTATATGCCCGGCAGGCCGCCGGGCTAAGGGAAATGCAGATGAACACCCAGAATACTCACCCGCAAATAATGAACTATGACCCGAATCTGACGTCATGCGGACGCATGGCAAAACAAACCGTTCGATTAACTTTCGGACTATGGGAATACCGCGAAACATTCGAAGTTACTGTCGGCGGCAATCTGACCGGACTGGATGTTATCAGTTGCGCTATTGAAAGCCTGTACGCAACGCTGCCTTATGAAGAAGTCGAGGATGAGCGCACAGGGGAAACAGATATCATGGCCACCATTAATATTGGCGAACTGATATGTCAGGATGAAGACCTGTCCAGAGAACTCTGGCTTGCCGGGATGCTTATCTCAGCAGAAATTATCAGTATTGAACCCGCTACAAACATACGGCTCTGAAGTTCTCACTATTCAGAGAGCAGGAGAAAAAATGTTCGCTTTGATTAATCAAGGGCAACTGTATACCGACAGTGCCGGTTACCCGGTAAAAATTATTCGCTGCATAAATAACACCGTGTTGTACAGAAGAATGGATGGGCGAACACAGTCGGTAAAAATAAACGATTTTAATGAAATGTTTGAACGACTCGATCACCAGGAATACCGACAAATTCGGGCAGAAGCAGAGCAGGAAACTCATCTGAAAAAATTACGAGCCATGAAAAGGAAGTAAAGAATGAATAAAGCGTTTGAACTATGGGTACGCCAGCGTTACGGCAATCGCTATGACCTGACGCGAGATGTTGACGGTTTCTACTGTCGTGAAATTGTGAAACGAATGTTTGAAGTGTGGTGCCACTGCCGTGGGCTGAGTGTTGTGTGAGGTAATACATGGGCAATGTGATTCAACTGGCTCCCAATGAATGGGTTTGTGAAAGCGTTCTTATCGCAATTACCGGGCTCAAACCTGGCACAATTCTCCGAGCCCGGAAAGAATGCTGGATGGTAGGAAGAGAGTATATTCACGTATCGCCAGACGGTAATCCAAAACCTTCCAGTGAATGTATGTATAACAGAAAAGCAATAGATGCCTGGGTCTCTTCAATGAAAAACAAACAACCTGGGTGATTTAATACCATGAAATATGTAAGCTCGTATCGCTCTTGGGCGTCTGGAGGTATCAATGGATAAAGTCAAATATCCAACAGGCGTCGAAAACCACGGCGGCACATTACGCATCTGGTTTAATTTTAAAGGTAAACGTGTCAGGGAAAATCTTGGTGTCCCTGACACTGTCAAGAACAGGAAGATCGCCGGAGAGCTGCGGACATCTGTATGTTTTGCCATTCGTACAGGAAACTTTGATTATGCTGCGCAGTTCCCTGACTCTCCTAACCTCAAGGCTTTTGGGGTAAATAAAAAAGAAATTACGGTGAAAGAACTTGAAGAAAAGTGGCTGGATCTGAAACGCATGGAAATCTCTGCAAATGCATTCAATCGCTATAAATCCGTTGCAAGAACGATGGTTCCGAAAATTGGAGGTAGCAGACTGGTGTCAACGGTGACCAAAGAGGAATTGCTGTATATCAGGAAAGATTTGCTGACCGGATACCAAAATCCAACAAAAGGTAAAGCTCCAGTAAAAGGACGAAGCGTTGTCACAGTAAATTATTACATGACGACAATCGCTGGAATGTTCCAGTTTGCTGCAGATCACGGTTACTTAGAAGCAAATCCCTTCGAGAGAATTAAGCCTCTTAAAAAAGCCAGGGCAGAGCCAGATCCGCTAACTCGTGACGAATTTATTCGCCTGATAGATGCTTGCCGGCATCAGCAGACAAAAAACCTGTGGTCATTGGCTGTGTACACAGGAATGCGTCATGGTGAACTGGTCTCCCTGGCCTGGGAAGATATCGATCTGAAAGCAGGAACAATTACTATCAGACGCAATTATACGAAACTCGGTGAGTTCACTCTACCTAAAACTGAAGCAAGTACAAACAGGGTTGTGCATCTTATCCAGCCCGCTATCAGTGTCCTGAAAAATCAGGCTGAAATGACAAGACTGGGTAAGCAGCACCACATCAAGGTGCAACTACGTGAATATGGACGTTCAGTGAATCATGAATGTACTTTCGTATTTAACCCCCAGGTGGTTAGAAAAAGCAAACAGGTAGGTTTTATCTACAAGGTAGATTCCATTGGCGACTCATGGGAAACAGCCATTAAGCGTGCTGGCATCAGGTATCGAAAGGCATACCAGTCACGACACACTTATGCGTGCTGGTCATTATCTGCCGGAGCAAATCCAAGCTTCATTGCCAGCCAGATGGGCCATGCAAGTGCCCAGATGGTGTTCAATGTATACGGAGCATGGATGACTGACAGCAATGCAGAACAGATCGCCATGCTGAATCAGAAGCTGGCAGATTATGTCCCAATGATGTCCCATAATCACCAAAGTGACACAAGAGGTCTATTAAAATCAGTAAGTTAG